CGATCGGCGCGGTGTCTGGCGCTCGACGCTGGCCAGCTGGGCGATCGACCAGGCACTCGCGCGGGTGGGCTTCGACTACTTGCAGGCCCGGCCTCCGGTCGATTGCGCAGATCCCTACATCATTCGTGTGGTGTTGAGCTATTGCAATACGCGCCTGCACAAAGGCACGATCTACCGGGCGGCTGGCTTCAAGCTGGCCCGGCGCAATGCACAGGGGATTGAGACGTGGTACACATCAGCGGTACGACCGCTAACCGCTGAGCAGGATTGTGCGATACGGCAACAGGCTGCGTGTTCGCCGCGCTCACAACGCATACGCAGCCAGCGTATGCAATTACGCTTATTTGAATTTGAGGAGGAGAAGTCATGACCACCGCACGCGCGATCCGCCTGGCGGTCGAGGCGCTCATGGCGCAGCGGCACATCGTCGCGCCCACTGCACATATGCGCGCGCTGGGCATTGACGCGCCGGCCACACGGATTGCTGGCCGGCGCTACGACGACCTAACCATGGCAATCCAGATCATTGAGCAGCTGGCAGCTGGGCCAGTGCAGACACGGCTATTTGAATTTGAGGAGAAGTCATGACCACCGAACAACGGGCCATCCTAGAGCGCCTGAACAACCATGTTTTTGACGTGCTCTCCACCAACTACGGCGTGCCGGCGCGCGTGCTCAACGCCGCGCTGGCCGACGCAATGCGCCGCGTTGAGATTGAGTATCTGCCGTCGTGCGCGCGCTGGGGCGCGCTGGGCACCAACGTGGCCTCGATCGTGGTGGGTGGTGGCGTGTGTGTCTGCGCGCATTGCCTGCGTCCAGGCGAGGAGATTGCGCGCGTGAAGAGGCTAGTATGACCACCGAATATGTACCACATATTGTGAACGTGTCGTCGGGGCTTGCCAGTGCAGAGGCACTTGAGCGCACGATCGCGCGCGTAGGCAAGGAGTACACGATCGGCGTGTTTGCCGACGTGAAGGGACGTAGCACGCATGAGCATGCGGGCGAAGATGTGGACAACTATCGCTTTCTTGCTGACATTGAACGGTGGTTCGGGCTCGAAATTGTGCGCATTGTCGAAGGCCGCGACATTTGGCAGGCGATGTTTGATGCACGCGCGATCACGCTGCCGGTCGGCAAAAGCAAGGTTGCGCATTGCTCGATCGATCTCAAGCGGAAGCCGATCGATCAGTGGGTTACTACGCGTTACACGCCCGATACGTGTGTGCTGGTTGCTGGCCTCGATTGGACAGAGCCGCATCGTATCGCCGCTTTTACGGCCGCAAAAGCGCCCTATCGCTGCTGGTTCCCGCTGAACGAGCGACCGTACATGGACAAATGTCACATTGCGGACAAATGGCAGGCACGTGACATTCAACCGCCCGCGCTGTATGCGTTCGGCTTTAGTCATGCCAATTGTGGCGGATTTTGCGTCAAAGCCGGCCAAGCACATTTTGCGCTGCTGTACCGCACCAACAAAGCGCGGTATCTGTATCACGCCGAAAAGGAATCCGAGTTTCGGCGCGAGATCAATCCAGCGGCAACGATCCTGCGCGATCGACGCGGTGGCACATCCACGCCGCTGACGCTCTATGAATTTGCGGATCGGTTGGAGCGCGGCGACGCGTACGATCGCGACGAGTGGGGCGGCTGTGGTTGTTTTGCGCCCATCCGCCAAGAGCGGATGGACGATTTGTTGTTGGAGGCCGAATGACCACCGACCCCACCATCCTGGCGGCCGCCGAGCGCTGCGCCGCGTGCGGCGCCCCCGTGTCGCGCGGGTCGAGCGTGCCACGGGATGCAACGCAGTGCGTGGTGTGCGAGGTGGCGCCGGGCTATGCGATCGTGGCGGTACGTCGCGCCTGGGGCCGCACAGGCCCGCGTGCGCGTCCGGCCGAGCTGGCATGGATGGAGGAAGCGCCGTGATGCTACTCGTGTCAGGCGCGACGGTCAGTGGCAGCAAGTATCTAGGGCACCCGCGCTTTGGGTGGCTCAAGACACCAGCAAATGGGAATAGCGTGGCCACAATCACGGCGTCGGGCGTGCGGTGGGCGTGCGATAACGACTGCTATAAGGCACTCAAGCGCGACAAGTATGTGCGCATGCTGCGCGCTGTAGCGGGGCAGACTGGACTGCTCTGGGTTACCGCGCCGGATGTGGTCGCTGACGCCGACGCAACACTGGCTCGTTTTCGCATCTGGCACCCGACTCTCGACTACCTCAAATTGCCGATCGCGTTTGTCGCACAGGATGGCCAAGAGCATCGGCCGGTGCCGTGGGACGCGATCCGATGTTTATTTATCGGCGGTAGTACGGCGTGGAAGGAAGGCGCAGCGGCTGCCGCACTAATCCGAGAGGCACATCACCGCGGCAAGTGGGTGCATGTGGGCAGGGTGAACACGCTGCGCCGCTACTGGTGGCTCTCAAGTCTGCCGATAGATTCGATCGACGGAACGTGCTTTTCGAAGTGGCCGGATAAGTTCATCCCGTGGATGCTTCGGCGCATGGATGCGACACAACATCGAATGGAGGATCTGCTATGCGAACCTACACCCTGATCGGCATATATCTGGCCGCGATTATTGCCGCAAACCTCAGCGTTGCGTTGCTCGGCCCATCAATCTCAATCGTGAACGCCCTCGTGTTTATTGGCCTCGATCTGGTCGCAGGCGATCGGCTGCACGAAGCGTGGCGCGCCCGTGGACTGCTGCTGAAAACCGGGGCCCTGATCGGCGCTGGCGGGGCGCTATCGTACGCGCTGAACGCCGATTCCGGGCCAATAGCACTGGCCTCGTGCGTCGCGTTCGCGTGCGCGGCCGCGATTGACCGACTGATCTACCATCTGCTACGCGAACGCGCCTACCTCGTGCGCGTCAACGGATCAAACGTAGTGTCCGCCGCCGCCGACAGCCTGATCTTCCCGCTGCTGGCCTTCGGCTGGCCGCCGCTCTGGTGGATAGTGATCGGACAGTTCGTCGCGAAGACCGGTGGCGGCTGGCTCTGGTCGCTCGCCCTGAGGCCGCGCAAGGAAGGATCCTAAACTGCCTGCCTGTTCGCAGCACCAGAAGCCTGGCAAGGCGGCTGGAATGTTTACGCATCGCGAAAAGTGCAGCGATGGGCGTGCGCCATGCAGCCCCGAGGAGGAGATCGCCATGCCAAGCATGCTTGAGCCTGAGCAGGACGGCCATATCGATGCGCTGATTGATGTGCTGATCGCAATTGCGCGGCGCATCCTCGCCGAGCACGGCGAGACCGTGCTACAATCGTCCGATCATCCGCCCGCTGCCTGAGAGGATCTGTATGCGCTACAATATTGCTGCTTGACATTAATACTATTGTAGTGTACAATCGTTTGTTGTGTAGATACATACTACGTGCATGAGGGGGGTGATTGTGTGGATGAGGAATTGCTGACTGCTGCAGAAATTGCGCGGCGCGCTGGCGTCTATCGCTCGACGGTGGGCGACTGGATACGCGACGGCAAGATCACAGCGGCGGTTTCGATCAAGCGGGGCAAGGGCGCACAGCCATTGTTCAGGCTGCAGGACGCACAGCCGCTGATCGAGCGCACGAAGAGGTCAGCGCCTGAAATAGTATAGGCCGGGGCTGCACAGCGACGCGCCACCCCGGCCAGCTCAGAAGGCTGAGCACCGCGATTATAGCACACTATCCAGACTATCAAGCAGCGGGGGGCAGGATGATCTACTTTCGTAATCGTAAATACGGATCGCCTATTGATAGCTCCTTCTTTTTGAAGGATGGCCCAAATGTCGGCACTCTTGAGCGCTTCATGTTGGGCGATCTTGTGTCGGTTGGGTTTCGGGTGGACGCAGAAAAGGCAAGCGCCTTTGAAACTGTTGATCGGCGCATGATCGGAAACCTCCATATCTCGAGTGGCGGCGGCGAGCCATTCTATGCGCACATACCATGCGTTGTGGTGCAACGCCAGCACATGATCTCTTGGCAGTCGGTTGGCGATTTCCGTGATTTTGGCATGTCGATTACGCTTGAGGCGCAGAGCGGTATTGCAGAAGATTTGCTGCTCTGGATCATGCTGCGCGAGCGCCCGGCCTGGGCTGAGTGAGTAGGACGCACCATATGAGCACACGAACCGATGCCATCCGTATGGCACGTATCTACGGCGACATGGCATTCCACGCCGCGCGCGACGTGGTCGATGCGTATCTCGGCCAGTATCCCAACGCGAGCACGTCAGAGGTCATTGCTGTTGTGATGGCCAGGCTGCCGCACCCCGACGCGGTGCGGCGGGCGCTCGTCCGAGGCGCGTTGGCCGAGCTACGCGCGGATGCGCTGCTACGCGATGTCCAGCGCTACAATCGCGAGCCGGCGGGCAGTGACGAGGAGTGGGCCGCGCTGGAGGTGTTGCACGCGTACGGGCCGGGGAAGTGACGCAATGTTCGTTGATTGCTACTGCCTGGCAGCATCTGGCTTCAATCCCGATGACGACGCCGGCATGCTCGCCGATCTGCTGAGCGTGTTCGCCGGCGGCGACGAGGCAATCATTGACGAGGCCGACGAGGCCGAATACCACGCCGCCACTGGCGGCAGAGAAAGGAACCACCATGGCAACACAACACTATGACGAGTCCGCGCAGCAGCGCCACACCCGGCCGACGAGCAACGTCGGCGCGATCATTGGATGGGGGCTGACCATTCTGATCGCGATCGCCATGCTGGCGATGATCGTCCCCGAGATCATCGCCCGCTATGCGCCCCTGTGGCGCCAGCAGCCCGATGCGGTCATCACGCCCGCCAGCCCTGCGCCCCAGCTGTTCTACGGCCGGCCAGCCATTGAGCAGCCTGTTATCGAGCAGCCCGCTGTGCCTGCGCCCACGGCGTTCCCGACGGCGCTCCCGCCCGCACAGGCCGAGCATAGCCGGCCCGCAAAGCAGGGGCCTGGCGCGCGCGTCCAGGCCGTGCCAGCCGCCGCCCCGGCTCCAGCTCCGACCGAGGCGCCCGGCGGGATTGACCTCGATACGTCGATCCATGTCGGCAGTGACGGCGTGCAGCTCAGCGGCGCCGTGTCAATCAAAAATGCCCCTACGTCCGGTGGGGTCGTTGCCGAGCATAGCCGGCCCGCGAAGCAGGGGCCACCGCGATGACGATCATCGTTGCCAACATCCGCACCACGAAGACCGGCGTTTACGTTGGCCGCCCCATGCCCCGCCAGCGTCTGAGCGGCTCGCCGCTCGGCAATCCGTTCCGGGTGCCGCAGTTCAGCCGTGACGAAGCGCTGGAGCGCTATACGGACTGGCTGGATGATCAGCTTCAGCGCGACACGCCGGCGCGCCGCGCGTTCGATCAGCTGGTGGCGCAGGCGCGGATGGGCGATCTCACGCTGCTCTGCTGGTGCGCGCCGCGCGCATGCCATGCCGACATTATTAAGGCGCGGATTGAACAGGCATTGGAGGACACATAGCATGATCCACACGACACGCATGTATCGCATCTACGACGGCTATTTGCGTCCACTCGCCGCGTGGCTGAAGGAGATGACGCAGGGCGAGCGCCTAATGCTCGTGGCGACGCTCTGCTTTGGCGCCGTCGGCGCCTACGGCACCTATCTATTCTATGCGCCGTCGCGCGGCGCGCTGATTGGCACAGCGGCCGCGCTCGGCATCGAGCTGCTCTACATCGGCGCGGCCGGCGTCGCGGTCAAGCGCCCGACACAGCGCTGGCTGGCCTATGTGCTGATCGCGATTGGTGCGCTCGGCTCGGCCTATTTTGGCGTGATGGTGAGTCTCAAAGAGGCGCTCCCCCAAACGTTTGGCGCAACGGGGGGGCCGGTCGTGTGGCCCACCGGCGATCAGTGGGCCGTGTATGGCACGCCCGCGTTTGTGGAGGGGCTGGTGCCGGCCATTGCTGCGCTGCTGCTGAGTATCTTCCTACACTCGGCCGTATCGCATCGCCTGATCGATGCTGATGACGCTGAGCGCGCAGTGCAAACGCGGCGCGCGATGAAGCCGTTCGGATGCCCGTTCTGTGTATTTTCGACGGACACGCCCGCCAAACTGTGGGGCCATTACGGGCGCTGCCCTGACGCGGGCGCTGATCCACGCTCGGCCAACGATAAACGCGCGATCGTCCAGTGCGCGATCCACGAGGGTCGTGAGGCCCTCGAGAGAGGCTGAGCAGGGTCTCACTGAGGGTCTCACGAGGGTCTCACTGAGGTATATAGAATGCAGAAAATGAGAGAGGCTTAGATATGAACAACGTCCGTGAAGCGCCGCTTGTGGATGGCCGGCCCGTGGGGGCCGGGGCGCACTATGGCATGCGCCCCATCGAGAGGCCGAAGGCGGCGCCCAAGAGTAGGGCGACGTGGGCGCTTGCCCTAGCCCTGATCGCCTTTGGCGGCATTGGCTGGATTTTCGGCGGGGGTTTTACGCTTGATGGCTGGATTACGTGGGTGAACAGCGTGCTTGCGATCGTGCGCTTACCGCTGGCAATTCCCGAGGCGCAAGGGCTTTGGCGCTTGCTGTTCATCCCGCTGGCATTCGTCTACAGCCGAGTGGAGACGCGCCACCGCCCGGTGTGGCGCGATGCGCAGGGTCGGTGGCATTTCGAAACGCCGATCTTCTGGGTCGGCTTCCTGTTGATTACGCTCACCGATATTGGCTCTACTGCGGTAGGCCTGCAGGACACTGATCCTGCAGCATGGGGAGTGCTGGCGCCCACTGTATCGTGGATCGTCGCGAGTGGCGGGCGTGTCGGATCGGTTGCCACGATCTTGACTTTTGCCCCCGAGTGGCTTATCCTGAGCGGCATGTGGCTACTCAAGAGGTAATCGTATGACGCCAACCCTGATCGCTATCATTGTGCTATGTGTCCTCGTGGTATTGTTCGCTCCCGTGCTGTGGAGTTTCGCAGCGCCACTTGGCCATGCACTATGGCGCCGCTATGTAGTCTTCGAGTGGCCGTCGTTATTGTCAACTTTGGCGGATGACGAGACCGTTCCCGACTATGAGCAAAACGGCGGGAACCGCCGTTCCGATGCGGTGGAACGCGATCGGGAACAGGCGGGAACGGGGAACGGGAACAGCGTTCCCACCGTCGCGGAACTGCTGTCCGACTTGACAGATGATGACGTATTGCGGGAGCTTGCCAACGCTAAAACGTCCGATGGCGATGATCGTTGGACGGATTCACGCATCGCCAAGTTCGTCGGCGGGCGTATCGAGGATCGGGTGGCGCAGGTTCGGGCGGTGCGCGAGAAGCGCGCGCCCCCGCCGCCCGGCCGAGCTATTCCCGTGTCGCATCGCGGTCGCGATGAACATGTAATGCTATTAGATGACACGTGCTGACATTGCGCCGCCCGGCCGAAGGCTGGTAGCCCCCCACGCCACGCGCCCGATTGCCCCTGGTTCTCGCCACGAGAGCCGGGGGCGTTTTATTGCGAAATCGCAACCAAACCGCAATAAAACCGCAATACTTCTTGCTTGCAATGTAACATTGAATGTACTATTATATACACATAGACGAACGACACATAGACGAAAGGCACGATAATGGCAATCACCGTCAAACTCAGCGATGCAACGATCAGTCTCGGCGGCGATTTTGCGACAGCACTGGCGTGCGTCAAGGCCGTGCCCGGCCGCGCATACGACAGCGCCACAAAGACGTGGAGTGTCCCACAGACACTCCTCCACTTCCAGGCCGCAGCGCGCGGCCTCCCGATCGATGTCGTCTCATCTGCTGCTGGCCGCAGTGGCCAACACATCACGCGCTACGGCAACAAATACAGCGCGGCCGAGTGGGACGCCAAGCGCGCCGTTGATGCGCTGGTGGTGCCGTCTGCAATCGCGGCGCGCTGCCAGCAGCGCGAAGATGCGGCCTGGCAGGCGTTCGTCGCCGTGGTTGGCCACGAGGCCAAGGCGCGGCAGATCGATGTCGTGCTCCAGCGCTACGGCAGCGCAGAGGAGGCCGAGGAGTATGGTCGGATCAGGTTCAGCAGTCCGGCGCGCCGTGCCGAAATCGCGGCCGCCTGGGAGCAGTATCTGACTGAGTATCTCAAATCAAGCGAGGAGGGCGACGACTGGCTCGCCGCCGAGACCGAGCGCATTATTGATGGAGTATGATATGGACACGATTGCAGGTATTCCGTCGATCGATGTTGATCATGTGATGTTCGACCTCGACGGAACGTTGATCAGCTCGTACATGGACTCGCCAGCGCGTGACTTCGACGTTTGGTATGTGCTGCCGGGCCGAAGAGAAGCACTAGCCGTCCTACGAGCACAGGACATCAAAATGAGTGTCGTGACCAACCAGGCTGGCGTAGCCTTCGGGTTCAACACGCCGGGCGATGTCACGACGAAGCTGATATTGGTCGCACAGGCGCTGGGCTTCGCGGAGTTGACGATCCATGATGGCGACTCGCCGCGCTATCATGGCTACACACGTAATGATGGCGGGATGCTCACGGCCCACGTGGCCTACGAGCACCCCGATGCGCGCATTGAGCGCTATCGGGAAGATCCCGATGCGATTGACAGCAATCGGCGCAAGCCATCGCCCGTCATGCTGATCGAAGCGCTGGCTGGCCTGAATCCAGGCCGAGCGCTCATGGTCGGTGATCGGCCCGAGGACGAACGAGCCGCCCGGAACGCGGGCGTGCGGTTCGTGTGGGCCGACGACTTTTTTTACGAAAGGCAAACGCATGGCTAGAGCATTCAATGTGGATGCGCCGCGCAGCTCGTTTGAGCTGCCGGCGCTCACCCGGCAGCAAATCCAGGCGCTGATGCTCGATTTGGATGAAAGTGCGCGAGACGTGGTTATTCAGGCGATTGCGCTGCTGTGGCAGCGCGAAATCGGCGGGCCAGATCGGGATTTAGCCGCCGAGATTGACGAGATTAAGGCGAAATTAGGCTGGTAGAGCGCCAGCGCGTGCTGGCGCAATCACCCACCACGCCGCTTGCGTAGGCGGCAGAGAGGAACAGATCATGCAACTATTTCGTACGAAGGCCGAAGCTGAGACCGAGCGCCGCACATATCGAAGTGGCGGGCTTGAGCCGATATGCGTGTCAGCGGCGCGAGCCGAATTCCTCGGTGTCCCCGAGGAATGGGACGCCGATGCGTGGGTGCTGCTGTCCACGCTGGGGGGCAGCATGGCCCCCGGCGATAACAGGGTACTTATTTCCCTGATCGGCTATCGCAATGCCCAGATCGAGGTGCGCCGCCGCCCCGGTCTGCCAGGCATTGATCTGGAACAGGCGATCATGCGGGCGCGCGAATATCGTTTCTAGTTTCTTTCTCCCCCGCCCCGGCCTCACCCGCCGGGGCATTGCTATGCCCGGCGCATCCACGCCGCCAGGTTGGCGATCCGCGCGCCGTAGCCAACACCCGGCACGGCCCAGCGGCCATCCAGCCCGCTGATCGTCGGCGCGACGCCGCGATAGCCGGCCGGCAGCGGCCGCACGGCCATGGCCTCGCTGATCAGCTGGCGCTGCGCGGCGCTGGCGGTGGCGTCGGTGCGCGCATAGGCCAGCAGCCGGCCCAGGTGCGCCGGGATCGCGTGGTCGTGCCAGGTGGGGAAGCTCACGCCCTCATGTCGCCGTCCATCTGCGCCCCACGTCCATGTGCGATCAGGATAGCGCTCGGGGTAGGACGCAGCCATTTCGCGGCTGACGCTATTTCCCGTGACGCCGATTCCGGCCGGGTTGCGGCGCGGCCGCTGCGCCCACCACGAGGTGAGGTTGCCGGTCTCATGGGCCAGCTGGGCCAGCGCCAGGAACCAATCGATCTGTGCCCATTCGCCCAGCGCGCGGTAGCGCTCGACGATCGCCGCCACATCGAATGGCGTGTAGCTGGCGTCGCTTCGCGCAGTAATCCAGCGCACGGCGGCATCCGCTGAGCCGCTGGCCGGGCCGACGATGGGAACAGACATCGCAATCTCCGATCACATTTCGCAATCATTTCGCAATCATTCCGATCACATTTCGCAATACTGTATGGTTGCATTGCTGCATAATTGTGTTATAATTGTGACATAGCAAAGAAGGAAGGACACAACAATGGAACAACTGCAGCGCGAGACGATGAGCATGAGCCGGGACGCCAAGCTGAACATCCTATCCGGACTGATGCAATGCATCGGGGCAGATGGTAAGTCCACGAGGGACTTCGAACTGCGATTGGCGCTCGGTGTAACGATCGTGGTTCCGCAGGCGCAGATCGTAAAGTCTGTCCTATGGCTGAAAAGCCAGGTGTAAAATGGCAACACGCACGTTCTATGCCATCGTAGTCAATCGGGGCAATCGGGCGGATTACGTCCATCGGTTTCCGACGATTGCTGAGCGGCAGGCGTTTATCGCGCAGCATGAGCGCGCCGCGCCGGCGTCGGCCCGCGACGCACTGGTGCGGAAGGCTGTCCGGTACGCAGCGGTCATCGGCGACGTCTGGCCGATCGCTGTATAGCTGGTGCCCATCGACAATCTCATCGCCGCCATCTGGGCGGCCACCGCCGCCGCGCAGGCGGCAGAAGGAAAGGAATAGTCATGATGATGAACTCAGATCAAGGCCTGGTAGAGGCCATCGATTCGTGGCTGGAAGGCCGCCCGGCCGCGTACCGCCCGGATGAGTGGTACTTCGATCACGAAGATTTGCAGTGGCATAATTTGCAGGCTCATTTCAATGATGCCTGCGACCGCCTGCGACGCCACCTTTTGCTTCGGGATTTCCCTGAGATCCGCGACCGCAATGTTGCAGTGATGCAAAAGAGGGACGCTGCGGGCGACTATGCACTGGATCTGTCTCTTGGCCTCCAAGCCAAGGGATGGATTAAAAGCAGGGCCATTGCACGATAGTTGACATCGACGCACAGCGGGCCATCGACAATCTGATAGCCGCCGCGCAGGCGGCAGAGAGGAACGATCATGTTACCCACGAGCGAACTCGACAGGCGCGATACGCTGCTGGCAGCACTCGACAATCTTGAGCGGTGCATCGTCGCGACCGTGAAGCGCGACGAGAACCGTCAGAGTTCGGTGCTGTGGCAAGGGACGTATGACGGCGAAGAGTGGTGGGTGCAGGAATACTACTCCCCACGTTCGCGAGAAACGTGGTACCGGGCTACGAAGGGTGGCCCGAACGGGCCGTTCCCATCACTAGACGATCTGTAGTCCCCATCCTCTCCCCCGCCCCGGCCTCACCCGCCGGGGCTATTCTGTGCCATCGGCACGAATGTCACGCGCCGCGCCCCGCGCACCTGAAACGCCAGCGTCGCCTGCGCGTCGCCGCACGTGACCACGATGTGCCGCACGCCCGGCCACGCGTCGGCCGCAATCCCCAGATCGGCCCACTGCGCCAGCCCATCGCCGCGCGTGGTGCCGACTGCTATGCCCTGCTGCGGCTCGACGCGCACGAGGCCGCTGTCACACCCAGCAGCTACGCGGATGGTCTGGCCGGGGTAGGCGTCGCTGGCTGAGAGCGACGCGACCAGGTAGGCAGTCAGGATGAGGCGGATCATCATGTCGCAAGCACCTCTGGCACAACGTAGATCGTGCCTGGCGCGCCGACGGTCGTCGCGACCACGACCAGGATGGCATTGCCGGCTGCGGGCGTGACACTGGCAGCGGCGAGGCGCGTCCACTGGCCCGCCGTTGCGCCGATCGTGTTCGTCGTCGCGACGACGACGGCGCCAGTCGCATCGAGCAGATCCAGGCGCCAGTAGTTGATTGCGCTATTGGGCGCATTGACAAACACGCTCGCGCCGAAGGTCATCAGCGTGCTATCCCGCAGCTGCGCGCACTCGCCAATCACAGCCGTGGCCGCAAGCGGGTTGAGCGCGCGCTGGGCGTACGGGAGCGGCCGCGCGGGGCGCGTGCGCGTCTCCACGGCCCCCATGCACCGCTCAAGCGCGGCCATGTCGCGGACAATCGCGCGGAGTGTGTCATCGCTCATAGCGATCGCACCGTTAGCTGCTGCGCGTCCCGCCCGCCGCCGATACTCACGCGGAGCTGCTCGATGCGCACATCAAGCAGCAGCCCGGTGCGCGGATGCACGGCAGTGGCGAGATCGCCCACATCATAGTGGATACCGCGAATCGCCACATCGGTATCACGCACATCGCCCTGCAGCACGACCGTCTCACGCGCGCTGCGCAGAGCGCTATCGGCCACGCCCTGTAGTGCCACGAGATCGCCGGTGCCGGTCGAGCTGACATAGTGCTCGCGCCGCCCGAATGGCGATCGGGCCATGCGCGCCGTGTCTTCGGCCGTCGCGATGGCTTGCCCCGATCCATCGCCCGCCCCGCCGGCAATGCTCATGGTGCGCAATCGTGTGTAATCTCGCACGACCCGCACGTTTTCGAGCGTGCCGGATGCCTCGCTCAGCCGCAGACTATTGCCCCGCGACTGGCGCCGATCAACGCCGCGCTGGCCGATGTATGTGCGCAGCTCAAGCGTCGTGTCGCTCGCGGCCACAATATCGTACGTGAGATACACGCCGCGCTGCGCAGAGAGATCCGCCAGGCGCGTACAAATGTCTGCCAGCGGCTGGCGCGCGACATCATCGATCGCGACCGTCGCCCCCTGCCCCACATCGCCCGCAATCGTGAGCCAGGCCGAAAGATTTGCCTGCGTCTCGCTGCCATCGCGGATGCTGGTAATCGCGCTGCCCATATTCTGACGCGCGAACGCCTTGATCAGATTATCGGCCGGGCCGCTCTTGATGATAAAGCCCGTATCGCCAGGATAGGCCGCCCGCCGCTCGCTCAGCAGCGTTGTCGCGTGCAGCGCCGTCAGCGTTGAGGATTGCGCACGATCCTCGATCTGCCGCACGAGAAACAGCGCTCCGCCGTCAAGCACGGCCGCGCGGCCGTGGATGCTGCGCCAGATGCCGATCCGCCAGTCTTCGGTGATAACGCCAGTGTCGATGCGCGGCGGCACCGTCAGCACGCACGCGCCGATCGCGCCCGGCGCGCTGGTCAGTGTGTAATCGAGCGCCGCGCCGCTGCCGCCGTCGATAAAATCGGCAATGGCGGCGTAGCGCGCGCCAAACGGATCGTAGAGCACGGCGGTAGTCTGGATCATGGCAGCTCGCGGATGCCGCCGACGTACGTCGGCCGCCACACTATCGTCGCGGTCATCGTGCCGGCCGTGGTCAGCATGCTGATGCTGTTGTCGCCCGGCGCCAGGAACATATCAGCCTCGTTCGACCCTTGCACCACAAAGCGCATGAGATTGCCCTGAAAATCCGATGTGAACGCCAGCTGACGCGGGTCGCATACGAACGTCGCAGTCTCGCCCACGGCCATCGTGTAGTTAAGATAGAGCGCGCGGCCGGTCGTGCGATTGATGATCGAGTACACGCGCCCGGTGCCACTGGTTGGCCCACGCAGCGTGATGGTTGGCCAGCTGCGCCCCGATCCGCTGTTGCGAATCGTGGTCGTGGCCGCCGCGCTGGCCGTGCCGCTCGCATCAAAGCCGACGATGAGCGAGCCATCGGGCAGCGCGCGCGCCAGCGTAACATAGTTCACGCCGGCCGTGCCGGGCAGATCCACGTCGGCCAGCACCACCGTGTCGCCGCGCACGAGCGCCAGGCTGTCCGGCAGCGTCAGGCCGTTGGCAGTTGTAAAAATACCCGTCACATACACGCCCGATCCATCGGGCAATGTCGTGACATGCACGGTGCCGGCATTGAATGTGACCAGGCTCGTCCATGCGACGCCGTTGTAGCGCTTGAGCGCCGTCGCGCCGACGGCGTACAGATTGCCGGCCGCATCATAGGTGAGTCCAATCACGCCGGTTGTGTTCGCACCGACGGCAGTAATAGCCGCGCCATCCCAGCGGGCAACCGTGGTCGTTGTACCGCCAATCGCGATCGGCGTGCCAATGCCGATAATGATGTCGCCATTCGGCGCGCGCGTCAGGCCAAACGGCGCCGCGCCGCCGACTGTCCAAATGGTTGTCCAGGTCGCGCCATCCCACTTCCAGACCTTGCCGCCGAGCGTTGCATCCGTGACAAACAGTGACCCATCCGCGCCAAACGCGGCGCCCGGCGGCACCAGAATATTGCCAGCAAGTACGGGCGGCGTGCCGGGCGCGGCCCATGTACTTGTGGTGGGGTTCCAGGTGGCCACATAGTCGGCCGCTGCGACGCCGCCCATGTTTTGAAACGTCCCGACCGGCCACACCGCGCCATCCGGCCCAATCTCGATCCGCCATACCGCCCCGCTGGCTGAGCCGGTGCCGAGCGCCGCGACCGTACCCGTTGCCGGATCGTACGAGCAGATGCGCGCGGTGTTCGCCACGCCGCCGAAGCTCGCAAAGTCGCCGCCGATGTACAGCTTGCCATCCTGCCCGCGCGCAACGGCGTACACGCTGCCGCCGGCGGCGCCGGTCGCCAGCGCTGACCACACGCCGGCGGGCGAGCGCAGCAGCACGCGGTTGGCATTGACAACGCTGGTCTGCACATTCAGCGTGGCGCCCTGCTCGCCGTCAGCCTGCACGTATGGGACGAACATCGTGAAGTTCAGCGGCGCCTTCTCCGCGATCGGACTCTCACGGTTGCCTTCCAGGCCGCCGCGATAGTGTGCCACAATCCGCGCGCTGCTCCGTACTGGCGTCTGCCCGCTGACACGCTGATAGAGCAGCGTCAGCGGCTGATCGTCGGCCATCCGGTCGCGGTCGAGCAGCGCCGCTAGGCGACTCACAGCGCGGCTCACGTGCGCCGAATCGACGCCGTCAAACCGGCCGATAAGCGAGAACTCGCGGGCCAGCATGCGCGTGCGCTGATGCGCGGCGCCGTCCAGCACCGCATAGTCGTTTGCAATCAGCTGCGGCACGGCCATCCCAAGGCCCACGATCGCGGTCAGGAGATACGGGATTGTTCGCATATCGATCACCATGCCACCGGCGCGCGTCTGCGCGCTGCGATAGCTCGTAGAGGCATGCGGCGTGCCAGTCCAGCCGTAGGCTGGCAGCTCGCTCCCGATACGATAGCCGCGCTGATCGCCGTCGATGTAGGTCGAGGCCAGCTCGCCCGGCTGGATAACCTCGCTCTGCATGCCATCAACATAGTACGGCTGCACGCTCGCATGCCCATGTTTGCGCACATAGATACGACGGCTCGCGCTCGCCGTCTCGCCATAGTAGAGGATGATCCATTCCCAGACCCCGCTGGCGACAAATGGCTTCAGCGCCAGATCGACCCCGCCCGTCGTCGCCACCGTGAGCGCGTAGGGGATGCCCGCGACGCCCTTGAATTGGACATGGATCGCGCGCAGCTGTCCCACAGTCATCGCAATCGTGCCGTAGTACCAGCCATCGGTCACGGCCGCGCTGGGCGTGTATTTGGCGCTGTAGGCGCCGTAATACTGCGCCTCAGTCGTGCGCGCAAGCGTGCCGGCGCCGGCCGTGCAGCCGGTCAGGCTCGTCTCATACGACGGATTAACGACCTCGTTCGTACGCGCGATCGGATCGAGGATGGCGAACCGATCCTGATCGAGGATGGATCCGCCGGCAATGTCGGGCGGCCGAATGCGCGGGATCATGGCTATCCAATCTGCGCGCGCAGCACCGCATAGCTCTGCTGCAGGGCGGCGGGCGAGTTGTTGGTGTAGATCGGCATCTGATAGGTCGTGTTGGTCGTCATCGTCGTCTGGCTCACGCCGCCAGTGCCGCCCATCGCCGGCAGACGATAGCCGCTGGCCAGCGCCTGATCGACCATGCGCGGAATTGCAAGCAGCGCGTCCGTCAGCTGCGCGCCCGTGAGCGCGCCGCCGGCAAACTGCTGCTCCAGCGCGCGTGTAAACATCGCAGTCAGATCCTTCCGGTCGCTGACCGCGCTCGTCGCCTGCGCGTCGGCGCCAAAGAGCGCGGCCGCCAGCGCGGCGGCATCGCCGCCGTTGCCCTTCAGCCAGTCGGCCAGCTGCGCCTGCCCACGGGTGAGCGAGGCCGCGAGCGTGTCCTCCTCGATGCCATACTGCTGCCGCAGCGCCTGCTGCATCGCGGCAATCTGCGCGGCCTGCGCCGGCCGCTTTTTGGCTTCGGCGTCGAGATAGTCGATCAGCAGCTCGCCCTGGTGGCGCCGCTGCTCGGCCCGCTCGCGCGCGTTGGCCAACGCCTGGTCGCGCGCGCGCTGCGCCTGCTGCTCACGTTCGGCCTGGCGCTTCTGCGCCGCTGCCTCCTGCTCCGCCGCGAGATCGTCGGCTAATGCCGCGCGGGTCATGGCCACCCGCTCGGTATACTGGCGGGTAAGCACGGCCAGCGTCTCGGGATTGCTCGCCAGCTGGCGCCGCTGCTGCTCGTAGGTCGCGTCAATGGCGGTGAGCTTGGCGGCCGCCTCCTGCGCAATGCGGGCGCGGGCGGCCGCACTCTCACGGGCGATCTGCAGCAGCGCATCGCTCTGATTCGCGAGCGCGCTGGCTGCATCTGCGCTCAGCAGCATCCCAAACGCCGCCGCGCTCCCTGACGCGGCACTGCCCGATGGAACGGCCGTCGCGGCCGCGCCGTTAGCCCCGCGCCGTCCACCACGGCGCCCGCGCGCGCCCTGGCGAGCCGTCAGCGCAATCGCCGTTGCCAGATCGTCGGCTGATGCGCGGCTGCTCAGCTGCTGGCCGACATTGGCGCTCTGGATGGTGGCGCCAAGCCCCGATCCAATATCGCCGCCGCTCGCCAGGCCGCGCGCCAGCATGCGCCGCGTCTGATCAGCGGGATACACGTGGCCGTCGTCGCGAAACGCCACCAGCTCGGGGCCATCCTCGCCAACCAGGTAGGTGCGCCCCTGGCGCACGGGGCCACCCGCTGCGCGCGTCCCCGACACGCCGCCGCCCTGCACGTGATCGCCCGCGCCCGACGTGTAGCGCTTTTCGGTGATCACGACCTCGGAGTAGACGCGTGCCGGAATATCGCGCAGCGCGGCGGCCAGCTGATCAGCATCAATCTTGCCCGCCTTGAAATTGTCAACAAGCTCGGCTTCGTATTTTTTGGCCAGCGCCTCCATCGCCTGTTGCGTCGCAACGGCCGTATCCATCGTGCCGCCGAGCGCCGCCGAGAGGCTGGATGCGCTGCCGCTGCCGGATGCCGCAAACGCATCAATATCGTTTGCCATCTGCAAGAACGTCCGTGCGGCAATGTCCTGCGTCGCGCCAAACTGCTGCTCGATCCCAGCCAGGATCGTGCCGGCCTGCGCCGCGCTGATATTGCCCAGCTGCACTTGCACAGCCGTGTAGTCGGCCAGCATCTGGCCAAGATGCGCCGCCTGCGCGGCCTGCTCCTGCGCATAGCGCGCGGCGCTATCCGCCAGCGCGGCGGCGTTGCCATCGCGCCGGGCCTGGTTTGCCTGATCGAGAAAGCTGATCTCGGTCGCGACGTAGGACTGCACGGCCTGCGCGCCCTGATCGAAGGTTTGGTGCAGCGCGTCGCCGAGTTGGGCGATCTCATCTGCCGTGAGTCGGGCCTGCATGCCGAGCTGCTGCGTGCCGGCCGTGATCGTCTGCAGCGCAGTGGCTGCGGTCATGCTGGCGGCCGTTTGGCGGGTCGATGCGTCCATCTCGGCCTGCATCGCCGCCGTGACCTCGATCAGGCCGGCGCGCTTGGCGTTGATCGCCGCCATCTCCGTCTGATACTGCTGCTCCGTGACCCATCCCGCCGCCTGACGCCGCGCCAGATCCGCGATCTCGCCCTCGATCTCGCTGCGCAATTCGCGGATCGTGGCCGCATGCGCGGAGAGCCGCGTCTGCGTCTCCTGGCTGGACTGGCCATACGCATCAAGCGCGGCGGCGCTATCCGTCCACCACTGCCGGGATTCGAGCAGGCTTTGCGTTGCGCGCTTGATGTTGGTGTCGAAGTTGGTGTAGGCCGCGATCACGCCGGCCAGCGCGACCGCAATCAGGGCGTAGGGCGCCACCGCTGCCGCCGCTGCAGCGGCGTTGGCCATGAGGCCCGCCGTCGCAATCGCCAGGCGCTGCACGACCAGGCCGAGCACGATCGCGATCTGCCCGCTGTTGACGGCCGCATACGCCAGCGCGGCGGCCGTGGCGACGGCCAGCGCGGGCACCAGCCCGGACTGCAGTGCGCCCACGACCGTCGTGGCGCCGCTCCCGATTGCCATCAGCGCATCCGCGACCGCGTGCATGGCCGGCCCGGCCCGGCCCGCCAGCACGGCCACAAACGCAGCGGTCGCGTTGACCGCGCTCGTCAGCAGCGGCGCCAGCGGCTCAAGCGCTTGCAGCGCCAGCGTTTCGAGCTGGCTGCCTAGCCCCTTGACTGCCCCGCCAAGCCCGGCCATCTGCGCGGCAGCCTGATCGGCGGCGGCGTTCTGGCGCGTGACGGCGGCGAACATGCGGTCGTAGGCCGCGACGCCGCCCGCCAGCACGATGTTGGCCGCGCGCTGCGCATCGGTGCCAAAGATTGTGACGACCGCGTTGGCGCGCTGCTCCTGGGTCATCCCGCCGAGCGCCGTCGAAAACTGCCCAATGATGTCGCGCATCGGGCGCATGGCGCCTTCGGCGTCGTAGATCGAGATGCCCATGTGGGCCATCAGCGCGGCGGCCTCGTCGGTGGGCTTCTGGAGGCGCTGCAGCATTGTCTTCAGCGCCGTGCCAGCGTCCGATCCCTTGATGCCCGCCTTGGCCATGAGGTCGATCGCTGTGACCAGCACCTCGACCGGGATCTTTGCGGCCGCGAACGAGGCGCCGGCCTGCTGGATGGCCTGCCCGGTCTGCCCGACTTTGGATCCGGCCGCGCTGATGCTTGCGGCCATCAGATCGGCGACGCGCGTCGCCTGGCTGCCCGCCAGGCCAAACTGATTGAGCGCGGCCGCGATATACTCTGCCGCCTCTGCATCCGCAATCATGCCCGCCGCTGCGAGCTGCAGCGTGCCTTTGGCGCCCGCAATCGCATCGTCCATCGCGATGCCGGCCTGTGCCAGCGCGGTCATGGCACTGGCGGCTGAGCCGGCTGATGTCGCGGGCAGGGTCAGATCGGCGCCGAGCGCCTTCGCGGTGGCAGCCGCACGAGCCATCTGGTCGTCGGTCGCGCTGGTCGTGGATTGCAGTAGCGAGAGGTTGGTCTGGTAATCTGCCAGGCCGCTGATGCCGTCGGCAACAAAGCGGCCGAACATGGCCGCTGCCTTGCCGAGCATGTCCACGCCGACGGCGCCAACCTTGCGGAGCGCGCCGATCAGCACCTGGTCGATCGCGCCGCCGGCCTTGCGCGCGCCATCCTCGATTTGACCGAAGCTTGCGGCCGTGCGCTGCGCAGCGCCTGACTCGCTCTGCATCTGCGCGGTCATCAGCGCGATCTTGCGTTCGGTGATGCCGATTTGCGCGCCGAGCTTCTGCACGGCGACGGCCTTGGCCTGCGCCTGCGTGCTGCTCTCGCCGTATTTGGCGGCCGTCTCCCCCAGCTGGCGCTTGAGCAGCTCCAGCCGCGCGGTCTGATCCTTGAGCTGATTCGTCAGGCCGTCCAGGCGCAGCTGCTGCGTCGCGCGCGCGAACGCCTGTGCGCCGCCGCTGGCCAGCGTGGTGGCGCGCGCAAAGGACGCCATGGCCGCGTCGCCACGCTCCATCGTCGCAAAAAACGGCCCGGCGCCGTCGGCCACCAGTTGTACGCCCGCGCGCTCAAGTGCCATGGATGCCGCCTACTCCCGATGATGGTCGCCGCTGAGCCAGGACGCGCGGCGCTGCTGCGATTGAGTGTCGGCCAGTACAGCGGCGATCTGCCGCTTCACGCGCACGGCGGCGATAATCGTCGCCTGCGCCTCTGGCCCGAGCGCCTCAAAGGACGCGAGTGTTTCGTTCGCCTCCCACGCGGCCAACATCCATTCCAGCTCAGGGCTGTGGATCTGGATGCCCGACGCCGGCGGATGGAACGCCCACAGGCTCTGCCCCCGGAACGTCACTTTTATGCTGATCCAGAGCGCTCTGGATCGCCTCCTCATCCGTCTGCATGCCGTACAGCGCCTGCATCAGCCGCACGAGTTCCCATTGATCGCCACCCGCTGCCACGAGCAGGACATAGCGCACGGTCGGATCGGCCACGCCATCCACATAGCGGGCGAACGGATCGTCATCCTCGGAGTCGTCGGCCGCTGCCGCTGTGTCAGCGTCGCGGGCAAGGAATGCGGCAAAGCGCGCCTGCTCGGCCTCGAATGCCGCCAGGCCCGCCGCCACGCGCTCGGGCGCGACGACGACGGCCATCTGAATGGCGCGTTGGAATGTGCGGATGCCAACGCGCTCGCTATGCGCCTGCATCGCCGCGCTATACGCCGGATCGGCCGGGTTTGGCGTGGGCGTGGGGTCGAAGTCGGTCTGAATCGTCGGCACGGTGGGGCGCGCATGACGGAGTGCGCGCTCCGATTCGATGCGGAGCCGGTTGACAAAAAAGCGCGAGATCGGCGTGTACTCGACCGTCTCGCCGCTCGCAAATGTAAACATCTGCCGCGTAGGCGGCGTGAGCGGGTAGGGCATCAGCATGTATCCTTGTACGGGCTGGGCGCGCAGCGCGCCCAGCCCGCCGTCGCGCTTAGATGCTTGGGGCGGCGCCAAGCTGCAGGCTCCCGAGCGTGCCGCCGGTCGCAGTGCCGCCCGCGACCAGGACATTCGCACGCGTAAACAGCGAGCCGTAGCGCGGCGCGGCCAGACGGCTCAGGCCGTTATTCGTGGTCAGGTTTTTGACCCGGTTCTCGGTGCGGGTGCTCTTGGCAAAGCCGTGCCAGGTTGACACGACGTAGCCCACGCTTGAGATCGTGACGGCCAGGTGGATGACCTCGGGTGTTACGACCCAGATGTCGTTGACCGTGCCGCTGCCGCTGCCCGCGTAGGCGACGGTTGACCAGGTTTTGCCGCCGTTGTCGGTGTACTTCAGCACGCCCGAGGCGCCCCCCACGTAGATGCGCCGGGCATCGACCACGCCAACCGCCAGCGGGCTGGCGACGGCAATCGTTGCGGCGGCGGCCCACACGACCCCGCCATCGACGGAGATCAGCACCGTGCCATCCGACAGGGTGGCGGCCAGCACGTTGTTGCGCCCGCGAATGCGAGTGATATTCGCCAGCGCCGCCGCGCCCTGGCGCATGGTTGTGACGCCGGTGAGCGGCGTGGTTGTCTTGTAGATCCAGCCCTTTTGCGCGACCAGGTACAGCGCGCCCTGCTCAACCCACGCGTCGGTCAGCAGATCAGTAGCCGCGATCCCCGCCGTGACCTTTGTCCAGGTTGCCGACGGCACGCCGGTATCCTGGTCGATGTCGCTGACGTAGTAGCCCGACTGCGTGGCGCTGCCGGCTTTGTCTGTGACCAACACGAGCTGGTTGTTGACCACGCCGATCGCCAGGATCGCTTCCGTCGCCAGGATGCCAGTCACGGCCAGATCCGTGAACGTCAGCCCGCCGTCGGTCGAATAGCGCACCTTCGGCACGGTCGCGCCCTGCGCCGCAATGCCCAGATAGATGTCCTTCTTCTCAGCGCCGGGCACCGCGCACGCGCCGTAGCGCGCGCCGAATGTTGCGGCCGCCACCACGCTGGATGGCTGCTGCTCAGCGAAGATCAGCGCGCCGACGGCGTACAGGCCACCGCGCGCCTTGATCGTCAGCTTGTCGAGCAGCACCGCATCATCCGCGCGCATCTTGCGGTCGCCACCGTCGTTTGCCGAGATCACGCAGTCGCTGGCGATCTCGACGTAGCTGCTGAATGCCAGCGGGTCGGTGGGGGTGAGACACCCGACCTCGTTAAAGTACATGTTGAACGGGTAGCCTTCGCGCGCCAGCGCCGCCGGCACCTTGCCGGTCAGCTCGCCGGCGGTCAGCTCGAACGTATCGAAGTCGCCGGGCGGGCTGTACAGCGCCGCGCGGGCCTCGTACTGGCCGGGCAGCAGCGGGTCGTAGCCGAAGTCAGGCTTGACATCCGCGACGGCGCGCGTCAGGCCGCCAACCGCGACATGCTGGCCGTCCAGTCCGGCGATCTGGAGCGCATTGGTTGGCGCCGGGCCAAGCGGCTGTGTGAACACGCTGATATTTTTGGATGTAATGTCGGTGCCGGGCATGGCGTCTCTCCTATACTGCGAAGCCGCGCGGCTGAATCAGCTCGCGGATACTGTGCCACGCGGCGATATGGCCGCGCCGTGTCCCGAAGGGGTTGCCCTGAGCTGCGTCCTTGAACGCGAACTCTTCTTCGCCGCCTTTTACGCGGCTGACATCAAACTGCCAATGATAGAGCCACGCGTTGGCGCTGGCGCACCCGCACGGCTGCCCGCTGATCTCGGCCGCCGCGAGCTGCGCGACGATCGGCTGCCAGAACGGCGCCAGATCGCCATCTGCGCCGAGCGGATCGCCGGCCACACAGGCGACGGTTGCGCGCAGCGGGCCGGACACACACCATGGTGCGACGCCTTGGCACGGGGCAAGTTGGAGAAAGCCGCGCCGCGCGTCCGTGATGCTGGCGGCATAGGGCTGGCCATCGATTACAACCGCCTGCGTGGCGTCGATCGTGTCAAGCCAGATCGCGATCTGGCTGACGTAGCTGGCCGCGTCCTGCGCCGCAAACTGGCTGAGCACGCCCGCGCGCCCCTCCAGCTTCGCCGGGCTGACTAACATCGCGCTCGGCCCGCTGACCGCGATCGTCACCGTGCCCGCGAGCGTGGCCGTGATGCTGACGGGCCAGATGCGCCAGTCGTCGCGCTGGCGTGCCACCTGATCAGCAGCGACGAAGGCCGCCCGCAGCGTGCCATCTGGGATGGCCGTGAGCGCCGTTGGCAGCGTGGCCGTAAACGTGTCGTACAGCCCATCGCCGTCGGCATCGAGCAGCGTGATTGCGGCCGTGCCGAGCAGCGTCGCCGTGACCGTGCCGAGCGCCTGAATGCGCTGCTCTGGCAGCCGTATGCCGCCCGCTGCGCCGACGATCCGATCAGCGAACGTGACCGCGCGTGCGCCCACCGCATAGCCGAGATAGACGCGGAGTTTGCGCTCCGCCTCAGTGATGGCGCGCGCGATCTCGTCGCGCCCCACCGCGCCCTGCGCCTGCCAGGCATATTGCCGCACAATATCGTGACAGCCGTCCGTCACGGGCGCCAGCGTCGCATGCCAGAGCTGCCAAAAGTGCAGCGGGTCGTAAGCGATAATGCGCCGCCACGTCTCAAGACTCAGTTGCATCCCGCCACCGTATCCACTCGGCTACGCCACCGGCCACGCCCAGCGCGACCAGCGCCACGGGCGGCAGCAGCAGCAGCGGCCACACGAGCCAGAACGACACGCACAGCGGGCAGCTGATGCCTGCGAACTGCCACGAGCGATAGCCCATGCGTGCGCCAACCCACGCGCGCACGCGCTCGGCCAGCCGCCACGGCCCGGCCTCAAGCGCGATCAGTCGCGCCAGGCGCAGCGTGGCCAGCGCCAGCAGCAGCACATCAAGCGGGGGGCGCATCAGGGTCAGGCTCGACGGCCTTCGCCGCCCGCTGCGCTTTTGGCTTGGGCGCCGGATCGGCGGTCGGTACATCAAGCGGCGCCGGTCGAAACGTATCGATGCTGGCGGCCCATGCCACATCGGCGGCGTCGATCAGCACAAAGCGATCTTCCATATTCAGCCCCACGCGATAGTGGCGCCCGCTCGGCGCCGACGTGAGCGTAATACTGCCAAGATTCAGACCTGTCCACTCGTAGCGGACGCCAACGCCAGACTCGTCCATGGGGATAGCCCTCCTCGTGCCGCCGCAGCAGCCCATATGCAGCCTCGTCTGTGTTGAGCAGCGGGGCGGGAGCCATCCCGCCCCGCTGCGAACCGATTAGACCGGCGACAGGTAGCTTGGCGTGGCGTACCCGGTCACGCCGCCGCCCGCGTAGTTCGCGTCGCCCGGCAGGCCCGAGCGCTGCGGCACGCCGTCGGTGTAGCGGATGCCGGTGAAGCGCGCGGCCAGGAACGGCGCCTTGCACACAATGCGCGGCTCGGTGATCGCGCCCCACTGCCAGCATGGCCCGGTCTGGGCGATCTCGTACAGCAGAAAGCGCCCATCGCCCAAGATGAGCACGTCATCCATCGACATGCCCGCCAACAGGCTCTGCGCGGCGCTGCCGATCGTCTGGTTGTAGTCCAGATACTCGTAGTAGGTGATCCAGCCCTGCGTGTCGCTGAAGCGCGGGCTGCGCAGCGGCACGATGTACAGATCGGATGCGTACACGCCGGTCGATGGATTGGTCTCGGTCGGGTACTCGCTGGTGATGACCGGGTAGCGCTTGCCGCCAACAACGAGGTAGTTGTTTTGCAGCATGTCGTCGCGCATCGCGGTCAGCTCGCTGCCGGACAGCGTGTTCTGCACGCCCGATGGCCCAGTCGCCGCGCCCAGCGTGAAATAATTGAGCGGCCAGTAGTAGCACGCCTCGACAAAGTGGGCGTACTGCATCGCCAAGCCAAATTCCACCGGATTGAGGCCTGTGCGGCGCGCCAGATTCTCAAGGTACCGCACGGTGTCGGTGATGCGCCGCACAATTTGCGCGGCATTGGCTGACCAGGACAGGCCCGATAGGGTCGCATCGACCTTGCTATCGGCGGCCGGGCAGAGCGTCGCGGGCGACGTGAACGCATCGCGATGGCCGGTGTTGATCTGGGTTTCCAGGCCATAGTACGGCCGAGTGGCGTTGGTGGTCGGTGTTTGCGCGACCCACACGCCCGAGAAATCCCACGCGGCGTAGTCGCGATCCATCGCAAAGAACAGCGACCGGATGCGCGCCTTCTTCTCATCGAGCAGGGTGCTCGATCGCGCCTCGGGCGGCACGGGCATGCTCGCCAGCGGATCGCCGATCAGCTGATAGTCGGCCATCTCGGCGCGATTGATGCGCCGCCCGATCCGATTGATCTGGATCGAGTCCGTGACCATGCGGATCTCGCCGAACGGCAGCACCTGCGCGCAGACCTTGAGCTGGCCGGGGGTCTTGCCGGTGTCGCAGACGGCAGCGGCGTCGGTGCCGGTCGATGCGGTCTGCTCGGTGAGAATGTTAAAAATCGCGTAGTCGGTCGCCGACTTGAACCACGGCAGCACGCGCCGCAGATCATTGTCGGGCAGCACCATGGCGTTGACGATCCCGCGCTCGGGGCCAAAGGCCGAGAGCAGGCCGCCCCCGCCATGCAGGTACGGGCCAACGGGCGTTGCGGCAGCAGCGATCGAGGTGCCGCCCGCACGCGCCAGGAGCGCCGCCAGCTGCTGCTGCTCCTGTGGATTGAGACGAGAGGTAGCACGGCTCACGATAATAGTCTCCTTCGTGTGTGCGAACGGTCGAACGGCGCCGCCTAGCGCCGGGTCAAAAACGCATCGAGCGGCGACGACGCGTCAGGCATAGCCGCCGCCAGGTGCTCGGGCGCCACGGGGCCGGCCGTGCTGGCGCGGAAGCCGCTGATCACGGGGGGCGCATCGCCCTCAAGTTCGGCCACGCGCGCCGCAAGCGCCGTGCGCGCCGCTGTCTCAGCGGCCAGGCTGGCCGTCGCCGTGGCAAGCTGTGCGGTGCAATCGGCGATGGCTGCCTGCTGCGCGTCCAGTGCGGTCGCGTGTGCAGCGATGCGCTGCTCCATCTCATGGAGGCGCGCGGTAAGGCGCGCCTCTGCGCCGTCGTCGGCGCCCAGCGCGGCCGCCAACAGCTGGGTATCCTCAAGGGTCATGGGGGGTTCCTCCTGTGCCGCACGCATGGGCGCACGGTGATCTGCCAGCAATCCGCCGGATGCGTCGCGGGCTGCCTGCTGGCACGCATCCAGCGCCGTCGCAAATGAGCCGAGCGCATCGGCAAACTGCGCATCAATCGCGCGCTGGCCAACCAGCACGCCGCCGCGCACGGCCGTAATCGTCTCCCGTGTCAGCCCGCGATACGCCGCCACGCGCTCGACAAACAGCCAGCCGAGATCATCGACAATCGTCTGCAGCGCCGCGCGCCCCGCATCGCTGTGGGGATCGGGACGCTTGAGATCCGCCATGCTGCTGACGATCTCGATCGTGCCGTCGTCGTTGATCGGATGCTGCGGATCGTCCACGGTGAGCACCACGCCGATCGAGCCGATCAGCGCGGAATCGTCCAGCGTGATGCGGCTGCACGCGGCCGCCAGCCAATACGCGCCCGAGCAACAATCGCCGTCCGTATAGCAGTGGATCGGCTTCTGGTCGCGCCCGGCGTACAGCAGCTGAGCCAGCTCGTGGATGCCTTTGGCCTCGCCGCCCGGACTGTCTACGAGCAGCATGATCGACTGGACGCGCGCGCTTTCCAGCGCCGCGCGCACATCATGCGTGAGATGCTCGGTGCTGGTGCCGCCCGACACATCCATAAACAGGTTCGCGCGCCGAAAGATCGGGCCGTCGATCGGGATGACTGCCGTTGTCCCATACAGTGTCACGCTGTAGGTGCCGGGCAGCGACTCGGCCGGCAGCACGCCGCTGGCCTGGCGCCGCTGCGCGCGCGCGTCACGGCGGGCAGCGGCATCAGCCAGGCCGCTGGCTGAGCCATGGCCATCGCGCGCAATCGCGACAATCGCGCGCAGATAGGAGTCGGCAATAGCCCAGCGCGCCGCGCGCACCAGCGGGAGGATGCTCATAGCTGCCTCAGTACGGCGACGCGGATATGGTTGGCCAGCCGCGCCGTCATCCGATCGGCGATCGTCGTCGTGTAGTGCTGCGCCCGTGTGCCCGGATGCCGCACGCGTCGCGCAAAGACCTCGGTGCCACCCACCGAAAAGCGCAGCATCCGCCGTGCGCGCGGGCGAATCTCATGCGGCGGCGTCCCGGCGTCCTGATAGCGGAAGATCGCGTCATCCGTCGCCACCTCGCGCACGGTCGCGCTGGGCGCCGTAATGGCGAACACGACATGGTGCGTCCATGGCGACACGATCATGGCGAGCTGCGATTGGGCATCCCGCGCGGCCGCATCGAGGCCCTCAGTCACGGCGCGCGCCGCGCCCGCCCGAAGGCGCGCCCGCTGCGCTGGCTGGATGGGAGTCACGCGGATCATTTAGTCTTCGTTCCCCGCGACAAAGCCATTGAGGATTGCCGCCGTGCCGCGCGTGACGGTCAGCACACGGTCAGCCGCGCCGCTGACCAGGCCGATCCGGCCGAGATCGATCGCGCGGGGGGTGTTCGCGGCCAGCTCCACGACCAGCACCGTGGTGCCGGCCGTGTTGTCTTTGAACGTCAGCACGGTCTGCGCGCTGGCAGTCAGATCCATGCGCAGCAGATGCCACTTCTTGCCGCTGGCCGGCGTCCAGACCGTCGTTTCGGCCGTGCCTGAGCTGAGCGCGATGGGCTTGAATACATCAGCTTCGCGCGGCAGCGCCGGCGTGCTGCCGTTGTAGGCGGGCGCAAACTGCGCATTGGCTTGCAGCGCGCCGTCGATCGGGAGTGTCAGCGGCATATGCATCTCCTTGACACACGAAAAGGCGTGATGACCGCTTGTGCAGCGACTCATCACGCCTTTGCAGGGGTGGTTCGATTACGTGCCTCTAGTATACATCATCCGTCAAGCGCGTGCCATGCGATCGGGGGTCGTCGTGCGTCGCCCGCCGCACGGCCCGGCCCGCGAACGTGCGCGGCTCGTGCAATGCATCCTCCACCGCACAGAGCGCCTGCACGAGGCCCCGCCGCAGTTGCGGATAGCAGGCCACGGTCGCGCGCAACTGATCGCGCAGCGCATAGAGATCGACGGCGGGCGTGCTCATGCGTCGCTGGCTCCGTCCGGGTTGTCGTCGTCGGTCAGCGTGGTCGCAGGCGTGCTATCGGGGCCGGGGAGCGTCCACGCCGGGGTATCGCCCACGTCAACCTTGAGCTGCGCGGCCTGCGCTGGCGTCAGCCAGCCCGCCGCGATCTGCGCCGCATAATCCGTGGTGCGCAGTTGCGCCAGCTCGGCATGCGCACGCTGCTCGGCCAGATCCTTGGTGCCCATCGCAAAGGTTGTCCCTGGCACAACCACGCCCTGCGCCGCCAGTGCGGCCGCCAGCGCCTGCTGAAAGCTATCGATCTGGTTGGCTTTGGCGTGCAGCTGCTGGCTCTGGGTGGCGGTGCCGATGCCCGTGCGCAGCGGCTGGATGTCCTGCACGTCCAATTCAAGATTTTTCGCGTAGGCCAGCAGGCACTTATCCCAGCGGCTCGTCGCATCAAAGCCGTCTGGCATCTCAGACAGCGGGATGGTCAGCAGCGCGGCTTTTTCAGCGGCGGGCAGCGGCACAATCGCGGCGCCCATGTAGTGATAGGCGATCATGTCGCCCATAGCGTCCGAATCCTGCTGTTTGGCAGCGGCAATGGCGTCCTCGATGTTGCTGGTGCTGCCCCCTGCGACCAGGTAGATCGCCAGCGGTCGCTTGCCGTTGACTTTTTCGAGCAGATAGCGGTTGATCGCCGCCAGCTCCACGATAAACGGATAGGCGCCTTCGGCCGCGCACTCGCCTAAGCCCAACGATTCGCGGTCGCTGCGCTCCATATGCACCATGCGCACGACCTGGTGCGCCCGCAGCGCGCGGGGTACGCCGTCGGCGCCGATGTACACACAGGGATACTCCGCGTCGCCCGTTGCCTGGCAGTAGCGCGAGTCCAAGTGATCGACGGCGAGCACCTTCGAGCCGGGCGCGCTGGTCGCGTGGATAATCTCCATCCACGCGCCGTTGTTCGTTGTCCAGTAGTCGCGCAGCAGTTTTTTCAGCGTTGCCTCAAAGGGCAGGCGCCGCAGCGTATCATAGCCCTGGCGCACCCGCCGGCCCACCTCGCCCTCAATGCGATAGCCCTGGCTGACGATCTTGTTGATCTTCACACCCAGCGCCGCGTGCCACATGCCTTCGTGCGCGCTGGCGCTGCGCAGAATGCGGTCGCGGTCGCGCCAGGTCGTCGGCAGATCCGTCGGCAGCGCATCCGGCAGCAGCCCGCGCCCGCGATCGAACACAAGCTGCAGGCTGAGCACGTCGCCGCGTGGGGGCGCATCAAAGCGCTTAATGGACTGGCGCAGATCGGTCATCGCATCCTCATAATGGCAGCTTGAGGCAGCGATGCGCGCCCATGGCGAGCGCAACCGCTGCGTCGATTTTGCGCGACGGGTCGCGCTTGACAATGCGGATCTGGTCACGCACGCCCGCCTCAACTTTGCGATCGGCATTGGCCAGATGCTGGCGCAGAATCGGATTGCCGTCATGCGCCACGCCTCTGCGCACGATGAGCTGCAGCAATCCGTAGTCGGCAATCAGGCGATCCGCCCCCTGGTGAAACGGCCGCACCACGCACAGGCCGCGCTGGCGAATCGTCATCATCATCTGATGGATGTGCAGCGGGTCGTAGGTCAGCTCGACCACATTATGCGCACGAATGAGCGCGATCAGGTCGTCTTGAATGCCGTTAAAATCAAGCGGCTGGCCGCTCGGCACGTACACCTGCACGAGGCGCACCGCCACATCGTCATGGCGCGCCGGGTGGCGCGATAGCCCGATTATCGCAAACGTATCGCTGCTAATCCCCGCATCAGCCACGAGCACCAATGGCGTGCGGCGTGTGAGCGGCGGCAGCGTCTCGCGGCACGCATCCCACAGCGCCATATCGGGCAAGAATGCATCCGCGCCGCCCTCGCTCCACTGATTGCGGTGGACGCGCGCGAACTCTGACGGCAGCAGCGCGGCACGCTCTTGGGCATAGTATGCATCGGACTGCCATGGCAAGCGGGGCTGTGTATTCCAAAGGCAGAATAGTCGCGCGCCATCGTTTGCGAACATCTCAAGATCGTCGTCAAGTCGCCGCCCCTGCTGCACACCCTGCTCGTACAGTTGCTCAAGCAGCGGCGCGCCGCCTTTGATGCCCGCATAGGTTTCAACCCAGCGGAACGAGCGGCCGTACTTGGTTGGCGGGAGTGTCATCTCTGTCCACATGTGACTTTGCGCCTTGCTGTGCGCGCCCCACAGCTCGCTAAAGACGACCATATCGGCATTGCTGCCCGCCTCGCCGCTCGGGTCAATCGGAATGGCCTCGATGAACGTGTGATTCGGCAATGTGACCTTGTACGACCCCACGCGCACCGTACACACGGCGCGCAGCATGGGATTGAGCGCAATCGCGCGCCGCAGATAGTACGCCACGCGGCTATCGGCCTGCTTGAGGTCGTTCGCGACGATATAGATCGATCCCCAGCCGTCGTATGCGTCGATCTGCAGCGCGCGCCAGAGGATAATCGCGGCCGCGATCGTGCTCTTGGCGCTCTTTTTGATGTCGCTATACACAATCATGCTATAGCGAAGCAGGCCGTCAGCGTCCGTCGCCAGCGCCGCGCGGATCGCCTGCTGCTGATAGGCCGCAAGCGTGATCGGCCCACGCGTCTCCGGGATATAAAAGTGCTGCTCGATCCACGCGATCGGATCAGGGTTGATCAGCGCGATCGGGATCGCCGCCTTCGGGGGCGGGAGCTGGGCGCCCGGCGCCTGCCATGCGATCGAGGATAGCGATGGCAGATCGATCGAAGTGTTCAAATAGGTCGCCCACGTCGGCGGCGGTCTGCTTTTCGAGCCAGGCGGGGCTGTTGGCGGCATACTCCGCAATCCTTTGGGTAGCGGTCAGCTTCGCACGCAGATTTTGCATGACAAGCTCAGCAATATCAAGCTGCGCTTGCTCGATCAATGGCCGGCGGATCGGCACCGGGCGATCGGACTCAGCCAATGAATCGGACGCACCCTTGGAAACATAGCGCTGTTTCCAGGTCTTCACAACCCCCCGAGCAATGCCGTACCGCTCCGCGACGATTGCCGGCTGCTCGCCCCCATGCAAGTCGGCCAATGCCGCCGCGCGGATCTCCGGTGGCACGGTTGGGTGGGGCATGGGCGTGCGATCCTATCGGCTATGGGCGTGTACGCCTATGCGTCGCCCCACGCGGCGGCGTTGGCCGCAAGGTAGGCCAGCACCTCGCTGTTGCTCTCCGCCGTCGTCGCGGTCGTGCCGCCAAACAGCGCCACGCGTAGGCGCGGCGTCGCCTGGTAGCTCAGCGTGACGATCGGGCTTGGGCGTACGGCGAATGTCTGCTGCGTCGTCGCAGCGCTCACGTGCGCGACCGGCACGCCGAACGTGGCCGCGAGAAACTGGCGCAGATTCGCCACGGTCAGCGCGCCGTCCTGAAAGCGCGCGCGGAAGATCACGGCGTCGTTGTCGAGCCGCGTGCGCGAATGTATCAGCTCGGCCGGCTGCGGGTCGTCGCTCGGCCCGAGCGCCTGCAGCGCTGCGACCAGCGTGGCCTTCTGCGGCGCGGTGAGCGCGATGTTTTCGATGCCAAAGTATCCTGACCAGCTCATGGCACCACCGCCAGGCTCGCGATCTCAGCCGCGCTCAGCGCGCGATTAAAGATCGCGGTGTGGGCGAGCGAGCCTAGCCACGATAGAGTTGGCGTTGTTGATGCCGCGCCAATGCAGCATAGGGTGGTCGCAAGCGTGCCCGCCCACGTGCCGAGGCCGGTTTGTGTCGTGCCAACCTGCACCCCCTTTGCATACGCCCGCGCCTGATCGTTGCTCTTCGACCATGTGAGTGCAATTGGAAACAGTACACCAAAGACATTGGACGAATCCAATAGCTGTTTCACGGTACCGCCGGCGGTATAGCGAAACTGCACCTCGTTGGCATTAGTGGTAGTAAACAACTGCACCAGATTGCTGGCATCAACCTGCAATCGTAGTATGCAGCGCGACGAGCTTCCAGATGACCGCTGCCACGCGACGATCGTCCCCTCTGCGCCGTTGAATGCCCCGGCCAGCGACGCGCTGTAGATATTGCCGTAGCTCGTCGCACCGTCGTAGCTCGCCGCCGTGCGGCCATCGCCAATGCCTGGCTGGCCGAGCGTGACGCCGACGTACGTGCCGTTGCGGCCGTTGCCGGACTCGTCTCCGATCGTCGTGCCGCTCGGCTCGGCCTGCGGGTAGTAGGCAATCGGGCCGAGGGCTTGCATTTTTTGGGTGTAGCTCCGCCCGCTCGGCAACTTGCGCCGCATCGCTGCAGGCCCTGGCTGGATAGCCCACATGTGTTATTCCTCAACTCCGTACAACGTGCCAGTGAGCGTTGCAGCCGCGCTTGCCGTGGCCTTCAGCGCAGTATTTATCGCCGCGCTGGGCCGGCCGTTGCCCAGATCAAAATTATACGGCGTGTCAGCAACGAGCTTGGGCGTACGCCACACGAAATTCGCGGCGCCCGCGCTGCCATCCTCAAACAGCACTGAGCATGCAGCGCTGACACTGATTGAGCCGCCCATCAGGCGCACCCTCTTGCCACTTGGTGGCGACCATACCGTTGCGATTGCCGTGATACTGACCGCATTCAGATCGACCCGAAAGGATTGCACGCGCACCAGATCGCCCGTTGCGCCGTTATAGCCACATAGCCACGCGGCAAGCGCCGATGTTGTTGGCTTGCTCATGCCATCGGCGAGCGTGGCGGGCGTGCCAGATAGCGTGACAGGCAGGGCACCGCCTGACCACAGCAGCGGATTACCAGCGACATCGTACAACGTGACCGGCTGTGCCGGGCTACCTACAGGTGGCATACTGAGTCCTCCCGCGCACATACCGGCGTATCAACCGCGCGGCCATCGTCTGGCGCGACCGATGGTACGGGCCGGCCGTGCTGGCCGTGCCGCGCGCCGTTGGCCATACGACATAGCCCGCCGCGTTCATTATCGCCATCGCCACACCAGCGCCCCATCCAGCGCCTCGAATGCTATCACCCATGTGCCCCACGTCCACCACGCGGCATAGCCCACCGCGTTCGGCTGCACATAGGCGTGACGCATGGCGCCACATCGCTTAGCTATCCACATTGTCATGCCTCCAATCGCGCGGGCGTTTCAACGGCACCGCATGCGCCACATGATACCATCGGCACGTAGGACATCGATAGACCTTCAGGGGTCAGCGTGATGCCGTCCTCCAGCACCGCCGCACGCAGGCCAATGTCGCAGGCCGCCACCTGGCTATCCAGCTCTAAGCGGTCGTAGATGTCATCGCCAAAGTCCTGCGCGATCTCATCGACGGCATGCGGCAGCGCCAGGCCCCGCGCCCGCTGGCCGCGCCACCACCAGAATGAGCCGCCGACCACGTACTCCTGATCGAGCGCGGCTGGGCGGGTGGTCGGATCGGTTGTGCGCTGATCGGTCATAGCAAGCAAAGAGCGCCCAGATCCCGGCAATGGGATAAGGGCGCTCGGTGGCGTCGAAGATATGCGGTTGTGGAGTGTTAAGCGGGTCGGCTGTTTGGTGTAGCTACTTTATCGGTTTGGCGACTTTAGCGCGCCGGGCATACCAGTCATCTAGCCGCTGGTCGCTGGCAGGTTCTTAGCTATCACTGTCGCGAGGTGCTCGACCTACGAGCTCTACGTCTCGCAATCGGCCTGCCGTGACATCGCGTCTCCGCCTTACCCGCTCCCCGACGTTTCGCCCAGCCGACCCTTGTGTTGGGTACTGGTTGCGGTGGTCGGACTCGAACCGACCTTATGCGTCCTGCTCCGCCATGTTCCGTTCTTCCCAGTGAAGCTTGCGATGACAATTCGCGCAAATCACATCGCATTTATCTAGTTCTAGTTTTACTCGTTCAGGCCCCCATCCACGCTTGATCATATTAGATGGGTCGATTTCTTTTTGTTTCGGGTCGCGGTGGTGTAAATCCAGACAAGCTATATGCGATTCTCCGCATTGAATGCAACCCCGAGCGGATTTATATTCGCAAACAAGCCTTCGAGTACGAGCCTTGTATTCTTCGTTGAATTGACGCCTACGTTGTGGGTTCCGCTTCTCCCACTCCTTCATATAGGATCGCCCGTAAGCGCGTCGTTGCTCTAAGTCCTTATGTGGCATATATTCCCTCGCAGCACACTTGTACTACAGGTATTATACCACAAATTGAGGTTATGAGCCCGACGTGGTACTGCTCCACTACACCGCTGCATGCGCCAGTCTTTCCTGGCAGTCAACGAGGCGCACCCTCGTATGCAGATTGTATTATAGCCATTCTCGATACAAATGTCAATACGATAGGTTCTCTCTATCAATCAGCGGGCGTAGATCGATCTCCTCCACCGGCCGACCTGAGCGCGGCTTAACCTGGAGCACGCAGCGCCGCGCATCAAAGTAGCCCACGAGGTGGCCACTCGGCGCGCGCAACGGCGCAAGCGCCGGGGTGGTGGTGGTGAGTGATCGGGGTGGGGTGGTGCGCTTCATCTATCCCCCGCATCTCGCCGCGCCCAGCGCAGCGCCCGCAGCAGCCCGAGCAGCAGCGCGGCCGACAGCGCGCCGGCGCCATAGCCCACGGCGCCAATGAGTAGCACGACATTCCATGAGACGGCGCGATCGTCCACTCACTGCTCTCCGTGCGTAATCAGGCGCATCAAACTGCCGAACGCACGGCGCGGGCTAAGCACACGCACAACCAGCCGACTGAGCCAGAGATCGCCATAGTGCCAGCCCCACCGTCTGACGAACTCCGTACCGGCCCAACGCAACACCACGAGCGGCTCACCACGCCAAGGCCAGGTAATTCGCACCTCGCTCATGTGGCCAGGGCGGCCAATGCTAATCGACATCCAGATGAGCAACAGGCCAATATTGATCTGCGGCCCCCACGCACCGGCTTGGTATGGACGCGGCACCGTGAAATGCAGGAGACCGCCAAGCACCAGATAGCGACGACGCTTCGAAAAGAATGCGTTCATTGCTCGTCCTCAGTCGGCCTTCGTGAAGTCCACGTAGTATTCGCCATTCAGCTCGAACGTTTCCCAGGCCGCCTGATTGATGGTGCCGAGCTTGATTTCGCCGCTTGGGCTGGCCTGCCAGAACCGCGTGTTCTCGTGGTTCGGATCGCCATTGCCGAACACGGGCTGCAGTACGATGGTGTGCAGCTCGCACGGTTCGTACACATCACGGCCCTGGTCGTTTTTGCCGACGTGCCGACTGCCCATCGACCGCTCGATCCGCTGGACTTTGAATTTAGCACGAACTGCCATACATCCCTCCATCTATCGTCTCCGTATGATCTAACTTGGCGTCGATGGCCTGCTGCCGCGCGTGGCGCTCCATGTCCTGCATCGATGCCCACACCTCGAGCTTGCCCATCCGCACACTGATGTCCTGCAGCAGCGCGGCAAGCGTGCGCAGCTCGTGGCGAAACTCGTTCTGATCCACGCCGATGGGCACCATCGTGCTGTACATATCCGCACGCAGATCGTGGTTGATCGTATCGAACACGAGCTTCAAATCGTGCATATCCTGCTCCAGCGCATCGATCCGTCGTCTGAGGCGCTCGATCGGCGTATCCTCAGTCATCGCCGCCCTGCGCTGTGGGCAGCGCCGCCACCCGTGCCTGCAACGCATCCAGCTGTGCCCACATCGCCTCCACCTGTACCCACAGCGGCGTGATGGCGCTCACGGCCATCGTCGTGCAGCGATCGATCAGCAGCGCCGAGTAGTCCCCAAGCGCCCGCGCCTGATCGTCGGTCAGCACCGCGCGGTCGATCAGCGTGGCCAGCGCGATGGTCAGCGGATCGCCCAGCAGCTCACGGCGGCGGTCATCGGTCATCGCGCTCAACTCCATCGAGATCGATAAAGCCACGTCCATCCTGCACGTGGCCGGCACCATTGGGATAGGTTGCGTCGATGATCACCGACTCGCCGGTCATGAGATGCCCGGCAAGCGGGCCATCCAGCTCGGGCCGCTGATAGATCGGCAGACCTTTGGCCACCACCCGCGCCGGCACGCGCGGGCGCTGCAGCGCGGCGATCTGCGTGTGCAGCATCTGCTGCCAATGCAGCCAGGTCGCGCCAGGGCAGGTTGTGCCGTGGCCGGGCTTGGCAATATCACGATGGCCAACCACACGCGCCGTCGGATAGCGCCCGAGCGCGGCGACACAGCGCTGCGCCAGCGCTGCAATCCAGATCGCATCCGGGTCAGCCGTGAAATTCGTCGCGGCGCAAATATGATAGCAGCGGTCGTTCATCCCCCACACGCCGGCCCCCTGCATCTCAGGCGGATTGACCAGGTAGCATGCGAGCACGTTGCCGGGGTTGATCTGAATGACCTCGTGGTAGCCAATGCGATAATACGTGCCAAAGTCGGCACGCGTACTGTGCGCCGCAAAGATGCGGTCGCAGGCCGTGCCGGGCTGGTAATTCGCCGCCGCGTGATGCACCACAATGTAGTCCGTGCGTATCCGCTCGGGCTGCATGCTTGCGCCGGGCTTGATATACAAGCGGGTGCGATCCGTGACAAATGGCGTGGTTAGCTGCACGGCCACCCTCTCCATGCAGAGGCACAGGACGGCCAGAGGGAGACGAGGCTAATTGGGAGCCGTGGCGTGGGCATGGCGCGCCGTCCTGTGCCAGCTGCGCGCCAGAGCGGTGCGCAGTCACAGTATAGCACACTACCCCTAGTGGCTGTCAAGCGTTGCGGATACTATATGTAGTCTTATAGCGTGTGGCGGGATACAGGTAGACTGATCACCCGGTGGTATGAGATCAAACGCCTATTGCTTATAGGCGTATACGCCTATTCACGAGCCAAACGCGCACCACGACTATGTGCGATGATATGGGGTACCGCTCCCATACCCTCTAGTATAAAGGCTCTTGGCATTTTTTCACTCCCAAAAATTACCCCTTGCATATACTGAATGGGCATGCTATAGTTCTTGTACCGGTAAATATTTACCTTACGAGGACTAGTATGCAGCTCTCAAATTTTCAGGAAACGCTCAAGCAGCTTGGCTCCGATGATATAGAGCGCGGCAAGGCTCTCGGCGTTGCTGAGCGCACCGTTAGGCTTTGGAGAGCGAAAGAGCCGCGCATTATCCAGATCATCGCATCGAACCCCGCCCTTGCTCGCGCCCTGGCAAAAGACGCCGAGCACCTCCAACGATCATCGGTAGCATCCCTCGAAACCGCTGCTTGACACCGGTAACTTTTTACCTTATAATTCAGGTAATAAGTTACCGGCTTACTTGCACGAGAGAGCCACCACCATGACAACCACCACCGCCTTCGAGAAGAGCATCCGCGCCACGCTCGACGACAACCTGATCGGCTACTTCGCCACCTACCACGACGCGGAGGTTGCGCTCGACCAGGTTGCCTATGACCAGCTGATGGACGGCATCGCGCTTCAAGCGCGCTGCGCCAATTGCGACGGCGAGCATTCGATTCAAGCGTGCCCCGAGATTTTGGCGGCGCTGTTCGCGCCTCAGCGCCCGGCGAAGCGCCTGGCGCTTGTTGCAGCACTAGCGATACTGGCGTTCGTGTTGCTGGCCTGTGCCGGTGATGCGACGTGCTCGCCACGCAACGACGGGTCGCGGGCGGCGGCAACGTGTGTGATGCAGTAGAGGCGAAGGGGGAACGTAGTTGTGCCGCAAGCTCGACGCCTGGCGGCAGCAAACGGAGAGGCCACTCGGCTTCTCGGGCGTGCTGTACGGCGATTACGCGCGACTCTACCTCGACAGCGGCGGCGACATCCCGCGCACGCTGATCAGCCTGGTGCTGCGCCACATCCGCACCTGCGGCACGGCAGCGATCTGCGGCGCGTGGCTGATCACGCTTGATTTCGGCGACGTGCTTAACGAGCAGCAGATGCTCAGCGAGGTGTCGCTATGACAACGTTTACGGTTGACGACTTCCGCGCGCTCGGCGTCTGCCGCGCCGGCCTTGACCGCGTGATGGCATTCGGCG